GTTGGCGAATTTAAGTTTTATCAATGCCCATCCCCTTGGGGAGTAGTGACGGCATTCACTAGAACCGACTGCATGAAAGCAGTAGTACTAGCATATCTGGAGAATAAGGGATGAATTATATTGCCAAATATGGTCTTATAGATCGTGATGGTGCTCCTGTAAAGAAAACAAAGGCAAGCCATCCATACAGTTATGATGGATTTGTACAGTGGCGCGGTGGTGATAATTCCGAGGTTACAGGGTCTGTTTACACTGACAGGCTTTATCAGTTTGATTATAAAAAATACAATGAATTGTGTATAAAGCACTTTGGAAATGAAGGTGATTACTGGGGGAATCGTAACCCAAAAAGAATAGAAGAATTTTTAAGAGATTGGTTTGAAAAACCCGAATTAGAGATTGTATTAATTTCTGAGTATTGCAATCAAGCAACCGGTTATCCAGTGTGGCTTCTGGAGTATAAAGAATGACACACCTAGTAATAACACTCACCCTAACAGGGATAAGCCACAAGACTAGTGGTAAACTATCAGACTTAACATACGGTATGGCCGTAGGAGTGCTAACAGGATGTTTGATTATATATTTTACGCAGCCCTATTTATGATATTTGCCTGGGCAATAATCGGTTGGCAGGCGTTGTTTAAAAAGTGCCCACATCACCGAATTATGTATAAGTCCAAGGGTAGAAAAACCGTTAGGATATGTAAAGATTGCGGCAAAGAGATGCCATTAAAATAAAATTATGCTAATATAATCAAAGCATTATAGCCGCACAGCACTGTGTGAGGATGTGAAAATGATTAATTTAAAAGACTTTGAAGGAAAAGTACTCAAGCGTATCGTTGAAGATAAGGACGAATATATTTGTCTTTTTTTTGCTGATGGCAGCAAAATAGAAATACGAGCTGAGCTTTACAATTGGGATCAGCCTGGATTGGAGGTTGATGCTCATGCCTAGACAAATAACAGAAGTACTCGTTTTATTAGCCATTATCCTAGTGGCAGCCTATTTCTCTGAATACCGTAAACCCGGCACATTCCTGGATGAGCTAGATGCTTATTGGGAGGGTGAGTAGTGGGTAAGTTTATTGGAATTTTGTTTTTAATTAGTTTGGTATTTGTCTGTTACGTGGATTTAAATCCCCCTGTAGGAAATGACCTTTCCCCTCAGTTGAATGAAAAGTACGATGCGTCATGCAGAAATTCAGGAACCACTAGGAATAAAAATGGTGACTATTACTGGTATAAGTGCGAAAGGAAAGCTAATAATATTTATCAGATTTTGCAAGTAGAGTGTTCTAGTGAGTGTGTAATAACAGGAATCATGTAGTGGATGTAATCAATGATATTATTCTTATTACACTGCTTTGCTCTGGTATTGCTTGCTTTGGTTATATTATTTATATAGTCGGGAGGGTTTAATGTCGCTTGTTAGTGGAAATGTGGTGTTTATGCAAACTGTGATTCATGAGGCAGAAAGTCAAAATCCAGACAACTTGGAAGCCTCTATAAAAGATCTAAAGTACACTTTAAGTCGTATTGAAAATAAATTTGGAATAAATATGAATACGCTAAAAACCCGTGTAGATGCAGCTATTGACGAAATGGAGACCATGACTGACGAAGAGTTCAGGGCTCTCCTGGAAAGCGCAGGCTGCCAACCCACTCTAGACGAAAGCATAGACAGGCTATCAGAAACAGTAACAGAGCTAGAAAAGCGTGTAGATAGTTTAGGGATGTTTCACGTGGAACATGGAGAAGGTAATGAATAAACCTAAATTCTGTGTAGGTGAAGAGGTAAAAACAAAGGGTATTGTTTCTGGAAAATGGGACAGTGACAGGGATGAAATAACTGAATCTAGTTATAGTGAGTTTGTGGGGTGTTGGATTTACAAGTCTGTTAAGCTGCCGGAATCCCGTTGGTGGCTAGAGGGTAGCTTGCACAAACTACATCCAAGGCCAGAAAATAGTTTTGACTCTATAATGAAACAATATAACGCAGAGGTGTATGGTGTCTGATCCTAACGTAGATAATAAGACAATCCATGTTCTTGGTTCGGATTATGAGCTTATGTCTCATTACATATCGCACAATAATTCCTACTATGTAGAAGTCTCGACCGTTATTGGTGATTTCAGGTATACGTATCCATTTTACTCTAGAGCCAACTTTGGAAGCGATAGCTGTGATGCTGGAATAGCTGAGGCATTCCTAACCATAGGCGCTGCATTCTCTGGGAACTTTGATGTGGACAAAAAGCTAATTAAAAGAGAGGTTACAAAATGAGCTATTTACTGCTGTTTTGCATTGGATATGCCTTGTGCTCTTTTGTTGATCGATTGATAGAGGTGCGTAATGACTAAAAAACTAGCAGATAGCGGATTAACCATAAAGCAATGGGGCGATAAAAAAATAAGTTCTTTATTGCGGTAGGGTGGCTCGCATCCTGATGTGGTTAAAGCTCATGAGATCATGGAGAAATTTGTCGGTGATTCTATAGGGAATTATGAGCAGCCTATTGTCATGACAGAGCGTAACTACGAGAAAGCGCATGGCAGAGAATGGAATGACTTTAAAGATATGGGCATAAGCGAATTGCACTGGTTAAGAGAGATAAAGAAAGATGCCTAAAAAAGCACCAGAAGAAAACCAAAACACTAAAGCTCTAACTGCTAAACAAGAAGGAGCAGCAGTAGATCACGTAGTAAATAAGATGACTCAGGCTGATGCGTATAGAAATAATTATAATGTCGAGAATATGACAGATAAAAGCATACATGAGGCTGCATCAGTTTTATTTGCTGACACCAAGGTGTCTTCAAGGGTTAAAGAACTAAAGGGACAGATACAAAAGAAGCTAGAAGTGACCATGGAAAGCCAGGTAGAAGAGTATAGGAAGATCTTCGAAGAGGTTAAGACATTAATGGGCGAAGATGGCGCTAGGACTACACAAAGCTATGACTTAGCACTGAAGGCATTAACGCGAGTAGACAAGATATGTGGGCTAGAGCAATCCACTAAGACGCTAAAGCTTAATAATGATGAAGGCTCAAGTGGGATTAAGGTTGAATTTGTAAAGAGTGACAAAGAATAGTTTTTTAATATGCCTGAAGGAGGGCAAAGAATGAGTGAACAAGCGATAGAACGAGAAATACAGGAAAAGGGGCTTAATGCGCCAAGACTTACGCCAGAGTTAATAGATGCTGCTATTGCTGGTGAGAGTTATCACGTATTCGACGGTAGCCAGTTAACGGTTTGCTGTTTGACGTTGCGAAACGGGTTTACGGTTACAGGTGAAAGCGCCTGCGCCAGTCCTGAAAACTTTGACGCAGAGCTTGGACGCAAGATTGCCCGTAAGAATGCCCGTGAAAAGATTTGGCAGCTAGAAGGCTATTTGCTAAAAGAGCGATTGAATCAAGGCTAGTCTGGCGTAAATGCAAGTTCAGATAGCTGAAAAGTTCCAACCCCTGTTCAAGCCAAAGCGTATGAAGATATTCTTTGGTGGCAGGGGTGGTGCTAAATCATGGGGGTTTGCTCAAGCACTGGCTATTATTGCAGCGCAGGAGCCTAAGCGTGTGCTGTGTGCTCGTGAGTTTCAGAACTCTATTGATGATTCCGTATTAACGCTACTAAGTGACCGCATGACAGCGTGTGGCCTGGATTCCTTCTATGATGTACAGGCAACCGCTATCTACGGACAGAATGGCTCAGAGTTTAGCTTTAAAGGCTTAGCTCGCAACATCATGTCTATTAAGTCTGTAGAAGGCACAGACATTGTATGGATAGAAGAAGCTAACACGATCACTCAGAAGACATTGGACGTATTAATACCGACCATACGTAAACCAGGTAGTGAGATATGGATGAGTCTGAACCCGCATGACGAGACTGATCCCTGTTACAAGAACTACATCTCTCCGCACATAAAAGAAATACTGAAGAACGGCTATTACGAAGACGATTATATATACGTGTGCATGGTTAACCATGAGGATAATCCCTGGTTCCCTGAAGAACTGCGCATTGAGATGGAAAAGTGTAAGGCAGAGAACTACAAGAAGTATCTGCACGTATGGCGTGGTGAATGTAACGCAGACTACGAAGACTCAATCATAGAGCCTGAATGGGTAGAGGCTGCAATAGACGCACACAAGAAGCTAGGCTTTGAGGGTAGAGGCGAAAGGGTAGTGGGCTTTGATCCTGCTGATAGCGGGAAGGATAGCAAGGCGCTTGCGTTTAGGCATGGCGCTGTTGTTCATGATGTACTCCAATGGGACACGGGCGACCTGGAGACAGCAATAGGCAAAGCGTTTGATTACGCATTTGAGAATAGAGCTGACGATCTAGTATATGACTCCATTGGCGTGGGAGCTGGGGTAAAGGTTGGGCTAGAAGAGCGCGTGGGCTCACGTAACCTGGCTGTGTCGGGCTTTGGTGCTGCTGATGGAGTGGACTTCCCTAAGAAAAAATACAAAGGGGACAGACTCAATAAGGATACGTTTAGGAATAAGCGTGCCCAGTATTGGTGGCTATTACGTGATCGGTTCGAGAAGACGTATAGAGCAGTAGAGAAAGGCGAGTATATTGACCCTGAAGAGCTGATAAGCCTGTCTAGTGATATTGAAGACCTGGGTCAGCTTAAGTCTGAGTTAGTCCGCCAGCAGCGCAAGAGAACGTCAGGCAGCCGATTGATACAGCTGGTCAGCAAGGAAGATATGCGTAAAGATGGTATTCCATCGCCTAACATGGCTGATGCACTAATTATGTGTTTTGCGAACCCCGTCACAGAAAAAGAAGAAGACTACGTGTATATTCCTAGTCTCAATAGTAAATGGTAATAAAATTATGAGTGAAGAAATATTTTTTTCAAAGGATGATGATTTTTGGGAGAATGCCTCAACGGATCTTTTTGATCCGGTCAATGATGTGTTTCAAGATAGCAGCGACTTGCATGACGGCAGCGTAATAACTGTTTACAAGGGCTTGCTACAGAAGTCTAAGGCGTCTGATCATTTGCCTAGCGTGGCTGAATCCATGATAGAAAATGCATATGACAATATAGGGGAGTGCGCTGAATCATGGTTTAGTAATGAGGATTGTTTAGAACTTCAAGATGCTGTCTCTAATTTTGTAGACGAATGGATGAGCAAAAGGAATCTTCAGCCCAGCTTTGGCTTGATCACTGAGGTTCAGCCCGTTAATGTCAAAATTAATGCTGATGGCGATCGCTTAATTGATTTTGAGGTTATTTCAAGCGATTAAAATAGTAAATGGTAAATAGGAGATACTATGAGAGAGATAAAGTTTCGCGCTTGGGATGGGTATAAAATGCAAACGGAATTTTCCATAGACAGCGATGACGGAACGCCAAGATTAAGGCATTATTGCATTCATGGCGAGCCTAATGATGTTGCCTTAAATTTTAAGCTAATGCAATACACCGGCCTAAAGGACAAGAACGGGGTAGAGATATATGAAGAATGCGAAATAAATAAAAAATATATTGTCTCTAAAAATAAAGTTAATTATGTCTTGATTAATATATCAAGCGGAGACATAATTGATTTTTATAATTATTACTTGCAGATTGCCAATGGTGTCGAAATCACTAGAGACTACTCGCCGTTATCGGAAGACCAAAAAAGGGCTTGTTACGAATCTTTACCACAAAATGAAATCTAGGAACTATGTAGAGTTTGATTTGGCGTGGCTACAGGAATTCTCTAAATGTAAGAAATTTGACAGGCTGTTTAACGAGTGGGAAAAGTCTGGCCATAGAAAAGAATTTAAGCCATCTATAGATCGCATATCCAATAAAAAAGGGTATGAGAAAAAAAATGTTCAGTGGCTCTCGTGGTCTGAAAATAGATATAAACAAACAATGGAGCGCCGAGTTAGAAAGGGTCCGGTTCTTCAGATGCAAGGAGATAAATTGATTAAAAAGCACAAGTCCCAGAGGCAAGCGGTAATTGATACTGGAATAAGTCAAGGCAATATGAGCGCTTGTCTCAATGGGTTAAGAGCTACTGCCGGAGGGTATAATTGGATATACGAAAACCCAGATCTGCTAGATAAGGAGGGGGTGTGATGCTAAAGAATTACAAATTTGCAGATAATGATATTGAAGGTGTTCTAATTGGAGAACACAATATTATTGCAGAAACCGTTGAGGTTCTTATTAAAAAAGAGACTGAAGCGGTATTGATTCACAAAAGTGATGTTATAGAAATGGCCAAACACTTTGGAATAAATATTTGTGGGGAAGGTGCAGGCGTATGAATGACGGATGGTTTAGAGATTGCTGGGAGGATTAGCTCTCCTCCCTTTCCAGTGGTAAACTAAAACGGCCTAATCAGGTACACGGATAGCATGAAAGCAGCGCAACATTCCACTCCTGGGCCGTCGGGCTATTAGAATACGGCGGCAAAGTCACAAATCCATAGCGTGGAACTTCTTCTGTGCTGTGGTAAACTAAGCAAATTATATGCCAACCCTAGGTGAGCCATGGCTAAAGATAAGCTTAGAGATATTCATAGGGAAGCGGTAAAACGCTTTGATGAAGCCCGTAATACGTCAATAGAGCAGCGTTCTAGAATGCGTGAAGATATGCGTATGATTTACGTAGAGGGCGGCCAGTGGGAAGGCTCTTTATTCAATGGTACTAATCTGTCTGAAATGTTCGAGGGTAAGCCTCGCTTTGAGGTAAACAAGGTTCGCAAAGAGCATAGTCGGATTAAATCAGAGTTCCGTACTAACCGTGTAAACGTTCGCTATCGCCCTAAGGATGGCTCAGAGGATAAGCTGGCAGAGATTCTGCAAGGCATGTGGCGAACTGCATATGAGCAGACACAAGGCCAGGAAGCGTTTGACACAGCGTTCGACTGGTCTTCTGGTTGTGGCTTTGGTGCGTTTAAGCTGGCTGTTGTTCCTGAAGACATAGACGATCCTGAATCAGATGTAATGATTGGTGTTGAGCCACTGTATGATGCCGTGCAAAGCATCTGGTTTGATCCTAATGCCAAGCGATACGATAAGTCAGACGCTCACTGGGCCTTTGAGCTAGAGGGTATGACATATGATCGCTATAACGAGCTGTTTACCCCTGAAGGTGAGCCAGAGCAAACGCCTACTACATTTAAGCATGGCGTTGGTTTGCTTGAGTATGACTACGACTATGACTGGTACGGCCCAGATTTCGTTTGGGTAGCGCGTTACTACAAGCGCAGGCAGAAGCGCGTTCGCATGGTGGTGCTAGAAGATATGCTTGGCCCAGATCGCGATCAGGTAGAGCTTCCTAAGACTAGCGATGCAACTATCCAGGGTTACATCGAAAAGGGTTATATGGAAGTGCGCACGTATACACGCCAGGAAACAGTGTGTGAGTGTTACTTAATGGATGGCGCTAAGGTTATCGAGCAGGAAGACAATATTCCTGGTGGCGTTATTCCTATTATTCCTGTCTACGGCCATCGCACATACATTGACAGCATTGAACGTGCAGACGGCATGGTAAGCCCAGCTAAAGACGCACAGCGCTTGTATAATATGCAGATCTCTACGTTGGCTGATGTGGCGGCTAATAGCACCGATACTATTCCGATTCTAGACCCTGAGCAGATCCGTGGTCTTGAGGTGTATTGGCAAAATAGGCACATTAATAAACCTACCTATCTTCCTTTGAAGCCAATGAAGAACGAGGAAGGCCAGCCTATTGTTAAGCCTACTGAGTATTTGCAGCAGCCACAGATACCACCTGCACTAGGCGCCATGCTTGAAACGACTAGCCTAGACATCCAAGGCATGATTGGTGATAACGCTGACCGCCTACAGGCCAACGTATCTGCTGAAGCTATCGCCCAGGTTGCTGACCGTGTGGACATGCAGTCATTCCTTTATATCTCTAACTTTGCTAAATCTATTGAGCGTGCAGCCAAGCTATTTATGCTAATGGCGCGTGATGTGTACGTAGATGAGCGCTTAGTGAGAGTGACTGAGGAAGATGGCTCAGACTCTGTTGAGCGCATTAATGAAATGACAGTAGACGAGCAGGGCAATGATTTTGTAGCTAATGACATGACTGAAGCGCGTTACGATGTGGTTATTGATGTGGGACCAACGTTTAGCAGTCGCCGTGATTCTACGCTAAATACACTAGCACAAATCATGCCAACTATTGCACAAGACAGCCCATATCATGCGCCTCTAATGTCTATGATGATTCAGAACCTAGACGGAGAAGGCCTGGATGATCTGAAGCGCTTAAACCGTCGCTTACAGCTACAGCAGGGCATTGTAGAGCCACGTAACGAGCAAGAGCTACAAGAGCTTATCCAATTTGCACAGCAAGCACAGCAGGGTGATCCGCTACTGGAAGCCCAGCAGCAATACTTGCAGTCCGAAGCCGTGAAGAACCAGACTCAGGCAATGAAAGACGCCGCCGAGATAGAGAAGAAGCAAGCTGAAACCCTTAAGACCATCGCTGAGACTGCCGAAACAGCGCAGAACATCAGCCAAGCTGGTATAGACCAGACAGAGGAAATAAGAGAACAGCTTGCGGGCAACTTGGTAAATAACACCCCTATTCAGTAGGGGATTCGGTTATTGATCTGGCTACAGCAGCTAATTGGCCGCTTTTTTCTAGTGCGCTCAAAGAAGAAATAGAAGTGCAAATGGATTCTAGTGTTTGTGCCAGTCTTTCTAGCTTTTCAAAGTCGGCAATTTTATTTAGCTTTTCAATACTAACAAGAAGATCGTTTGAAGACCTCTTTACGTGTGATGTTGCCTTCTTTGTTGTGTCGGTTAAGTCTTTAACCTTGCTGTCAAAAGATTGTATTTTTTTGCCAACTTTAGAGGCCGCTTCGTCAAATGCGTCTCCAACTAGCTCTATCTCTTTTGTCATTTTAATTTCCTCTCTTTGCGAATAAGTTTCTTTTGTGTGAGCCCTGTGGCCCAAAATTGTTTCTTTGATAATTACTTTATCAAGGTCCGATCTTAAAAATATATCCCCTTTTTTATCTCTGCCTCTCGGCTTCAAAGTCAGGTCAATTTTTCCGATAGCCTTTATGTCATTTGAAAAAGGCTTCATATTTCCTCCTGTTTGGTTGGTTGGCAAATATAGCCAGGATTGCAAAAATTTTCTGTTAACTCCATCACAAAACTAAATTAAACCTATTTCGTGTAAAAACTGGCACGGCATTTGCAATTATTCATATATCTAATACAATTATCGTGCCAGCTTTGATAATGCTGAGAGGTAAATAATGAACGAATTGGCAGAACAAACCGACGAATTAGATCTTTCTAATCTTGATCAACTAGAAATCATTGACGACTCAGCAGAGCCTGAGACTGAACCAGACGAAGCAGAAGAGGTTGTTGAAGAAGGAGTAGAGCAAGAGTCTGAAGCCGAGGAAACGACTGAAGAAGTTGAGACTGAGGAAGAAGAGGAAGTTCTATTAATCGACGGTGAAGAGGTCACGCCAGCCTCTGAAGAGCAGCAAGCTCCCTCGTGGGTTAAGAATTTACGCAAGCAAAACCGAGATCTTCACAGGATGCTCAAGGCGGCGGAAGCGCAAATACAAACCCAAGCCCCTGAAGAGATACAGGTAGGTGAGCGCCCTAAGTTAGAAGACTTTGATTATGACGAAGACGCGTTTAACGATGCGTATGACGCCTGGTCAGGCCGGAAACGTGCAGCAGAAGCCAAAAAGAAAGAGGCTGAAGAAGCACAAGAGCGCGCACAACAGGAATGGCAAGACAAGCTGACTAATTACGAGCAGCGTAAAGAAGCCTTTTCTTCTAAGCGTCTAGATTATGACGAAGCGGAAGAATTGGTTAACTCTCGCGTTGATGATGTGGCTAAGCAGTTATTGATCATGTCACCTGAGCCTGAACGTCTTATTTATGTATTGGGCAAACAAGAGAGCAAGCTTAATCAACTAACTGAGGCGAAAACGCCTCTTGAGCAAGCTTTTGTTTTAGGTCAAATCCACAGCTCTATAAAGACTGAGAAACGGCCAGCGACTAAAGCTAAGCCTCAGAAAAAATTAGGTGGTGCAGGTGGGTCTATTACTAGATCGGCTTTACAGCGTGAATATGACACGTTGGCCGGTTCCGGCAAAGCTGATGCTCAGACTATCTCCAAAATGCGCCAAATTAAGAAAGCTTTAAGAAACAAGGTGAAATAAAATGGCATTATCACAAGCTAATCAGATTACCATACTATGGGATCAGCTATTGGAGTCTTTCGATTCTAATAACATCATGTCCCGCAAAGTAAACGTATTTGAGCCTGACTCAGGCACAATGCAAAACTCTAACGATGTATTCCATCGTCCTATGCCTCAGATTGGCAAGATCGTTGATGGTCTTAACATCCCTGATGCGGAATTTAACGATGTTATCGAGATGGTTGTTCCGTCGCCTTTGAACAATATTCGAAACGATGCATTCAGTCTAAACGCACTAGAGCTACGCGACGAGCGTCACATGCAGCGCCGTGCTATGGGCTCAGCTCAGAAGATTGCGGCTCGCATCAACACTGACATTGCCAACCTGGTGGCTAACACTGGTACTTTGGTAGTGGCTCAGTCTAACGCTATCAGCCGTTATAATGATGTTGCAGAATGTGAAGCATTGATGGACGAGCAGGAAGTTCCAATCGAGCACGGTCGTTCTTTCTTCTTCAATACTCAGGATTATAAAAACACCGCTGCTGACTTAGCTAACCGTCAAACTGTTATCGGTCGCCCTGATGGTGCTTATGGGAAATCCATGATCGGCGACGACATTGCAGGCTTTGAGGCTTACCGCACTAACTTCTTGCCTACTCTATCTGGTAGTGCGTTGACAGGTGTTACGGTAACTTCTGCGCAGTCTTTTGCTCCCGTTCCTAAGGATGCCAATGGACTTCCTGTTGATAACCGTTTTGCTGACATTCCAGTAAGTGCTAGTGCTGGCTTTAACGTAGGTGATGCCATTACATTTGCTAACGTCAACGCTGTCAGTCACATTAACAAAAACAACACTGGCAGCTTAAAAACTTTCCGTGTTGTAGAGGTTAATCCTGGTTCTACTGCTAATACTATCCGTGTTTACCCTAAGCCTATTGCTTTGGATGACGCCGCCCTGAACAATGATCAGAAGACCTACGCTAACGTAAATACTACTATTGCTAACGGTGCTGCTGTTACTCGTCTTAACACTTCTAACGCTACTACCAACGTGTTCTGGGAAGATAACTCGGTTGAGCTTATTTCTGGGCACTTGGCAGTAGATAACGATATGTTTGGCGATTCAATGACTATCCTGCGTGAAACCACAGATAGCGGTATTGAGCTTGTTATGGCTTATCAAGGCGGTGTTAACGGTCTAGACTTGAAAGTTCGCGTCACAGCGTTCTACGGGGTTGTAAACCTAAACCCACAAATGAACGGCATCATGATCGGTGGCCAGTCTTAAGGTAAGATAAACAGGGAGGGCTAAATGTCCTCCCTTTGTTAAATAAATGAGGTAATAGTTATGCCAAAAGGTATGAAAGGTGGCTACGGCATGGGTAGCGGCATGAAGAAAATGCGCAACAAGAACATGACCATGGATACTAGTGGCAAGGGCAAAGCTGGCATGAAAAATGCTATGATGCAGCCTAAAAAGACACAGTCCAAGAAAATGATGTAGAATAGTAGGGGCGGTAATTGTGCCGCCCCGTCTTGAGGTCATGCAATGAAAACACTTTTATATAAACCTGCCACGCTAGAAGATACGCAATATGATCTAATCTGGGGTCGCCGGGTTATCTGTCAAGAATTCCACGGTGAAGAAGAAGTTGAGACTGCTCTGTCTGAAGGCTTTGTTCGTTCTCCTGAAGATATTCCTGAGTTTGATTCTAAGACTGAGCTGGAGAAGTTTGCTGCTAAACAAGCGGTTGATACTGACGGTGACGGCGAAGTGAATCTTGAAGAACTGCGTGCAGAGGCGGTACGCCAAGGCATTGAAGGCGCTGAAAAGATGCGCACAAAGACACTTAAAAGGGCGCTAGGCCTAGAGGAGTAGTCCGATGGCTAGAAAGATTGAGCTGATAAATAGGGCTTTAGATGAAATTGGCATAGCGTCAAGCACGAATATGCCTGCTGAAGTAGAAGATACATTAAGCGCTCTTCCTACTTTGCAGTCCATGATGGCCAGATGGCTAAGCCAGGGCATTAATCTTGGCTACAACTTTCAAGAGCCTACTACTACTAATCCTAACTTAAAGCCCGATTTAAACGACGAGTCTAACCTTCCTTTATGGACGGAGGATGCAGTTGTTTATGAGCTTGGGTTAAAGCTTGGAAGTCGTTATGGCAAGCCTGTTAGTCGAGAGCTAAAGGTTATGGCCAAAGAAGCTATGGACGAACTTCTAATAGCTATCGTTAACGTTCCTCAAATGCCACGCCCCGGCACAATGCCTATTGGCTCTGGCTACAAGCGCAACTTTACATACAACCGCTTTTACAGAACATCTGATGCGGTCAATATTCAAAATTATCAAGAGCAGCAGAGTTCGTCATGAAATATATACGTAAAAACCCTGTTTATAAGGCGGATAAGCCTAAGCAGAAAGCAGAAGATGCGACTAGAAATTACCGTGGAATGGCTGTTGGGGGTGGTTCGCTTCCGGAGACGCCATCAGGTGGAACTGCTGGATTTAGTTTAGATCTAGCTTTCTCTGCCGGCACTGTAGATGTTGTATTAAGTAACAATGATTTAACGGCTACGCTTGGCCCTGCTGCTTCTAGCAGTGATGCTACTGTCTTAGGTGTTAACTTCCCTGGCACTGATGGTGCGTTTGTGACGAGCACGTCTGGAGCCACAGGAACGACACGCGGTGTTATTTCTTTTTATTCTCCTGCTAACCCTGCTAACTTGGGTGCCGAGCTAAATACGATAGCAACAACAAATGCGACTGTGGCTGGCGGATCTCTGTACACAGTACAGATTACCGGTCCTACTACAGCTATTTTAGTAAGACTTGATAGCTCCGGTGTTGTTGGTACTCCTACTGTTGTAACCATTCCTACGTTTGCTGGTGGCTTGTCATTTACACTGACAGGCGGTAATTCTGGAACTGTTGCTGTTGATGGTACTAACAGATTTACAGCGTTTGCTATGGTTGCCGGAACTAGTGGCAGCTGGTATCCAACAAGTTCGCTGAATAATCCTAATCACACTGTCACTATTGATAGCGGCAACTCCACTTGGTTTAATCAATAACCGCATGATACAATGACATTGACTCTTGGCGGAGTCGTGGGGCAGTTCTCCTATGCTGTCCCACCCCTTCGCCGGAGTCATTCCGCCTGAGCCACTCCGTCAAGAACTTATTTCCAAGTTAGTGGAGCGAAAAAATGTCTATAGAAACGAATCAAATACCCTTAGCTGATGGAACTTATACATTAGATGTAAGGCCGGATGGTTATATAAATTACATATCTTTTGCATTTGATAATGGGCAGCCAACAGCCGGCACTGCAACTATTACAGCTAGAGCCCCAAAAAGTCAGATTTTTGAAGCCATACCGAATGGGGTTGTTCAATTAAGTTCGGCTTTTTTTGTTGGGTTTACTGGCCCTATTGCCCAGCTAAGGGTGCAGATTTCAGGGCATGTAGGCACGTCAAATAATATGGATGTCACGCTAAATAGTTTTGGCGGACCAGAAGTGAGGGGGGTTTAATATGACTCAAGGTTATCAGCAGTTTCCTTCAGGTGTTATAGAGAGCAGGA